CAGAAGAATTACAAGAGCATTCGCAGTTTTTTAGAAGCTTGGAGGTAACTGCCTCCAGAGAGAAATGTGCAGAAATTTGGGGTTGCTCCCTTATTGACGCTTCAAGGTCATTAAACGCTCTGGCTCGTCATAGAGTTATCTCTGATAGGAAAAGGGCAGGAATGATATATAAAGGCGACGAGCAGAGAGCTGCTGCTTTGAGAAGAGCATACGACGACCCCACTATCTTTCACAAAAAAGGGAAGATATATAAGAAGTTAAATAATCTAATTACTTTTTTAAAGGTTGATGTAGAAAAACATCAATACGTTCCAGATTCAAAGTTCTACCAAGGAGGTGATGACTACGATTCGAGGTTTCTCTTTAAATTAGATATGATGTATACTTCTTATCTATCTAAGTTTAGTTTGGGGATTAAGTGTTCGTAGTATCACTTCGTTCTAGACTTGTACCATTTTTGTCCAATCCAATAATAGATGAATTAATCTAACTACTACTCCTATACCCTGTTCAAAAAAAAACATACTTTAAGTGTGTTTTGTCATTACAAATAATTAAATTAGTCATTATGAAAACCCAAGCAATTATTTACATTAGAGTATCTACAAACAAACAAGATAACTCATTAGAGATGCAGAGGGATAAATGTGTCCTGTTCTGCAAAGAAAAAGATTATGATGTGGTTGATATAATTATTGACGAAGACATCTCAGGAGGTTCTAAAATATTCAAAAGACCAGGAGGTTCTGTCCTTAAACAAAGAATCGACAACAAAGAGATAAACCACGTTGTATCATGGAAGCTTGATCGTATATCCAGAAAAGTAATAGACGGTCTTACTTTTATTGACACACTTAATAAAGAAGGAATAGGAATGTCAATCCTAGACTTAAATGGTGAATCAATAGATACCAATACAGCAACAGGAAAGTTCTTCATATCATTAATGCTATCTCTTAACGAAATGGAAAGAGGTATTATCTCTGAGAGAACGTCTACAATTCTTCAAAACAAAAAAAAGAACTTAGAAGTATACAGCAGAAAAACACCCTTTGGTTTTAAAAAGTCAGGGAAAAAACTTATTCCTGTTCAAAAAGATTTAGATAAGGTTAGAAAGATTATTATGTTTCACCAAACAAGATCTAAGAGAAAGCTGTCTATCGAATTAGTTATAGGGTACAATGTTGTAAGCAGAATTATTAGAGATAAGGATTTTTATAAAGACCATATATGAAATTACAAGTAAGTTTGTTCCCTGGTAGCTGCATAATATGTAACCGTAAAATAACCACTATTTTTACGGTTTGCTCCGTAAGGTGTCAAAAAAAATTAAACGAAAGAGATAAAAAAGTAATAACAAAAATTAAATTAAAATGACGGATATAGATTTAGTATTTAAAGGAATAGAGTACACATTTACAGATGTAGAAATAGAAGAAAGTTGCCCTGGAGATTATGACACCCCTCCATACGAAGGTGGCGTTATAGGATACCATAAAGTTTTAACACGTTTAAAGCCATTACACCCCGCTAATGATGTTACTGATATGTTTGAATCACTAACTGACAGCGACGATGTTTTAGAAATGTTAAACGAAAGAGTACAAGATATGTACGACGAAGAATGTTAAATAATAATTTTATATAACACATGAATTTTTACAGAAAAAAACCTGAAGTAATTCAAGCATTACAGTACAACGGAAAAAACGCTCAAGAAATTTTAGACTTTGTTGGAACAAAACAAGACACCTTTATGTTTCCTTTTAAGACAGATTTTGTTGTAAAGCATACAGACGGTAAATTTGATATATACACTAAAGAAGTTTTTGATTATTTTTTTGAGAAGCTATGATATATGTAAAAGATTTTATGCTTGTTGATATTGACCTAAAACAGCATTTGAAAAAAACCATAAAATTAGGAGAAAAAGAAGTAGAGCTTTATATGGATACAATATTCTCCAGAATGGAAGAAGACGGCACAGCTCCTTTAGATCCTTCTTTGATACCTCACAAAGGAACGGTAATAGGAAAACCAAGAGGGCTTAGTAGTATAGTAAAAAAAGATGATATTACTTTGGATGAAATAGATGAAGGTGATGTTGTTTATTTTCATCATCATGTAGTGAATTTTGAGAGAAGAACAGAAGACGGTAAGTTTTTCTTTCGGTTCTTCAGAGATATGATTGCTAAGTATGCTACTAGCTCATATTGTAAAATCGTAGACGGAGAGATAATCCCAATACACAAGTGGTCCATTTGTAAGAAGTATAAAAACATATTTCAATCCACAACCTTAATAATTCCAGACTACCTTAAGAATAAAAAAACAGAAGATTTATTAGAGGTGGTTGCTCCTTCAAGGTTTATTGCTGATGAAGTTAGTAAAGGTGATGTGATTGTTGTTAAACCTCTGGGTGCTGTTGATCTTAAGATAGAAGGTGAAGATTATGTGGTTGTCCATGAGGATGATATTTTTGGAGTTCAGACTTCTTAATGGTAAAAATAAATACTGTATGAAAGAGCAGATTATAAAGATAATAGAAAGTAAAGCACAAGGAAAGTATCATTTAGAAATTGATGAATCAGACCTTGAAGTAATGGCGAATGAAATATTGAAATTATTTGATGTTATGGTTTTGTTTAAACCTAATGAACTTTGGAGAATGGCACAAAAATATAACTGTGATGATTTTACTCAAATGATAGAGCAAAGTAAAAGATTAAATAAACTATAATGTTAGGTGTAAAAATCTGCGTAGTTGTTTTTACTACGTGTTATAAAACGTTAATAATATGAAAATCATAGTAGAAAAAGAAGAAACAATAATTGACGGTGAAGGTTCAGAATTTTTAAAAGTAGGTAACACACCAGCCTTTATAATTGGTGGTAGTCATAAGGGTATTGTTAAGAATATACATGCAGCCGTATTTTCAACTGAAAAAGAATTATTGATTTATAGAGTAAATATTTCCAAGATTCCAAAATGGAAAAAATGGTTAATAAGAAATGTTTTATAACGCCCTTGTAAACGAGCTTGAGCGACTACCGAGGAACGAGGTTGCGTTTACAACCTGTTAATTTTTATAAAAAACATGAGAACATTAATTTTAGATAAAGAAGGAAATGCGGTTATCACAACCAATGATAAGTTTGATAAAATAACTATTATGGTAGGTGAATATTACATCAAAGGATTACACATTCCTTCTAAGCAGTTCTCTATCGAAACAATAGACTCCATTAAAGCAGTCAGAGACTATCTCAACAGTGTAATAACCAAAGGAGAGAAGATTGCACAATTAGAAAAAGAACACAAAGAACTAAGCGAGAAATACCTACAAAAAAAAGACGAACAGGTTTACCAAAAGATAAAACAGATTAAATCTGAATTTATTAAATTGAGAGGTAAAACTGCTAGTAATGGAAAAATACACATATAAGATTGGAAGGTCTTTAGCAATAGAAGAAGGGTACGAAGAAGGGGAGCTAACATGGAGTCAAATGATGCCCATAAGTATCATGCTAGACATACTGCTTTTAGATTTTATGGAAGAACTTTCACAAAATAATTAAAATTACTTTTGTCATTACAAAGTAATAGTCTAAATTAGCAATTCAACACATAATTTAAATGAAAAACAAACCAAACATATTGATAATGATGTTGTTAATATTTAACACAATCATGTACTATATAGAATCAGCTCAACTATATCTTGTAAAACTATTTAAAAATGAATCCTGAAGAAGAAGCTGCTGCATTAATAAAAGACATTTACAAACTGCTTTCTAATAACAGTAAAAATGATTTTATGAATAAAGCTATTAAAATGTCAATTCTTTTTGCAGATAAAATTTTAGATCAGTACGAAAATAAGTTTACAAGAATTACAAAAACAGAAACAGTTGCACGATTAGTATTAACGAACCAATGGAACTTAGTAAAAACGGAGTTAAATAAAAAATTAAAAGACTACACCTATGAAGAAGTATGACTTCAAGTATAAGCCAATACAAAAAACAGGTGAAAAAGAAATAATATCTGTTATAGGTGCAAAGAAGATAGACCTATACTATTTTTATCCAAAAACCAACGAGAAAGAGTTTATAAAAACAGTAAAAGTAAAGAACCCTTTAAAAAAAGATTAAGCCTTTTCTTATATTCGCATTTTTAATTTTTAACCAATAAATAATCGCTATGAAAAAAGTGGATGCCATCATTAGAAAATCTCAATTTGATGATGTGAAATCAGCTCTATTGGCAGTTAAGGTAACTTTCTTTAGTTACTGGGATTGTACAGGAGTTGGTAATGAGAAACTCGGTATAAGCTACCGAGGTGTAGAGTACAGTACTTCTGATATTCAAAGAAGATACTTAAGCATTGTTGTGTCAGATGAATTTCTTGACAGAACAATAAAAGCCATATTGGAATCTGGTAAAACAGGTAAAATAGGAGATGGCAAAATCTTCGTTAGTAATATCGAAGAGGCTTATAGAATCCGTACAAGTGAACGTGGAAATCAAACTTTAAATTAATTATTATGGAAAGTTTATTTACTGCAAACAACATGTGGATGATGGTCTGCACAGGATTGGTTTTTTTTATGCACCTTGGTTTCTCTTTCTTAGAGATAGGGCTAACCAGAAGCAAGAACACAATTAATATACTATTCAAGAACATTTTTATTATATGTATGGGCTTATTAGTGTATTACATTGGTGGTTTCAACCTTATGTATCCAGGTTTTGAAGAGGGTGATTTAGGTATCCTTAAATTCGCTGGTTTTGGAATAGATGCACCTGTAAACGGTATGACTGCAGAGTATGCTAGTGGAGGATATACTTGGTGGACAGATTTTCTATTTCAAGGAATGTTCGCAGCGACAGCAGCAACTATTGTTTCTGGAGCAGTGGCAGAGCGTATCAAGCTAACAAGCTTCATGCTATTTAGTTTAATCTATGTAGGGCTTGTATACCCTATAGTAGGTAGCTGGAAGTGGGGAGGAGGTTTCTTAGATAACTTAGGTTTTTATGATTTTGCTGGATCTACATTAGTACATTCAGTAGGAGGCTGGGCTGCTTTAGTTGCTGTTTGGTTATTAGGTGCTAGAGTTGGTAAATTCAAAAACGGTAAGTCAATACCTATTTTAGGGCATAATATACCCTTTGCTACTGCTGGAGTATTAATACTTTGGTTAGGTTGGTTTGGTTTTAATGGTGGCTCTGTTTTAAGTGCTGACCCTGAACTAACATCACTAACATTAGTTACTACTTGTTTAGCCGCTGCTAGTGGTGGTATTGGTGCTGCTATTACTTCTTTTGTTAAAGACAAAACATTTGATGTAACCATGTTTTTGAATGGTATCTTAGGTGGTTTAGTTGGTATTACTGCTGGAGCAGACTTAATGAGTCCTAATGAATCTGTTTTAATTGGTGTCATTGGCGGTATAGTTGTAGTTTTTACAGTATCATTATTAGATAAATTAAAACTAGATGACCCTGTTGGAGCTATTGCAGTTCACTTAGGTTGTGGAATTTGGGGTACACTAGCAGTTGGTGTCTTTGGTGATATAGCAGGAGTTAGTCAATTTATTAAACAATTCTTTGGAGTTGTTACAGTTGCAGGCTTCTGTTTAATTACTGCTTTCTTGATATTATTTACCATCAAGAAAACAACGGGACTTAGGGTTAGCAAAAGTGAAGAGGTAGAAGGATTAGATAACGCAGAACATGGAATGTCAGCTTATCCAGATTTCAGATTAAACCAACATTAATAACACACAGGGGGCTAACCACCCCCTTAATTTTACACAAAATGAAAAAGATATTTACATTTATATTCTTATATACTACAATACTATCTTACGGTCAAGATAGTTTAAAGTCAAACCTTTCTTTAGAGGGAAGTGTAGACGTTTATTACAGAAGAAACCTTAGTACTGCAAAAACAGACATAGCCCCTGCTACATCTTTTGCTAACTTAAACGGGTTTAGCTTAGGCATGTTTAACCTTATCAGTTCTTACGATACTGATAATACAGGTTTTGTCGCAGACTTAGTATTTGGACCTAGAGGGAAAGACGCTGTTTTTCTATCTACAGGAAGCTCTAATATAGTTAATCAGCTTTATGCTTATTGGGACGTTAGTAATAGTGTGACCTTGACTATGGGTAACTTTAATACTTTCCTAGGATACGAAGTAATTAGTCCATCAGGGAACTTTAACTACTCAACATCCTATATGTTTAGCTATGGTCCATTCTCTCATTCAGGATTAAAAGCAGATTTTAACTTATCTGAAAACCTTACAGGTATGTTAGCGGTTTTAAATGCTACTGATGAAACAGATTTTAACTCTATTAATTTTAGTACTTTAGGAGCTGTACTAGCATACAAAGGTACTTACTTAAATACTTTGTATGGTAAGCAAGATTCAAGTTCATCAGCCACTTTTCAAATAGATTTAACAGGAGGTTATGATATGTCAGAGAAGTTTTATTTAGGAATAAATTCTACATATAATGACACCGATGGCAACGGTTTTTATGGAGTTGCTTTATATCCTCAATACGCAATTCGCAAATTAACCGCAGGGTTGAGAGGAGAATACTTTTCTGAAGTTGGAAGCGGAGTTGGCGCACTTGGAGCAGACGCTAATGTTATAAATTTTACAACTACTTTAGATTACGCAGTAGAGAATCTAAATCTAAAGTTAGAGTATAGATTTGATAAAGCAAGTGAGCAAGTATTTAAGCAAAAGGATAACCTGTCCAGCATAGTTCTGGCAGCGGTATACTCCTTTTAAAATGTGCTTTTTAGAGGATTATGTTAATGATTTAGCAACAGAATCAATCATTGATAGTGAATTAGATTAATTAAATAAAACTCTTCAGGCTAATAAAAAAGTACTGAAAAGTTTTAAAATTTTTTGTATGGGTGATGTAATAACTTCTGAAGAACTATCTTCTGTTAGACGTTTAGGATACGATGACAATGTTACATATTGTAAGGTATTTGATTGGTTTAGGAGAAAATGGGGTTATGTTTCTTGGATTGAAAAAACAGGTAGCGAATATTGCTACAAAATATATGCAAGAGGTTCTTACCACAGACCAAAAAACACAACAGATACAAAGTACCCATACTGCAAAGGGTATGAAGAAGCTCAAAAAAAACTACTAAAAGAGTTAATATTAATAATAAAAGAAACAGGATTATGAAAAAACTAACAGCGTTTATTTTAATTATTGGGTTTAAAGCATCAGCTATATGCACTTTTGATGTTTACTTAAGAGAACATAAAATATTTGATGGCAAACAAACCAAAATGACCTTTGCAACAGGTGAGGAGCTAAATGAATTAGGATCAGATTTTTATGAACCAGGAAAACTGTACGCTTATGAGGTGATAAATGGTGAAGCCACTTGGTATGAAATTACAACTACAAGTGATTGCGGTTTAGTTTCTTATGATAATTGTATCAAAAAAATGCCCTCAATGCTGGATGCAAAAAACTTGTCAGGCAAAGAGTTTAAAATTATTGTATACAAATAATATTTAGCATAGTGGACGCAGAAAAAGCCCTAAAACAAATTAAAACAGAATGCTGTGATTCAGACTGGCATGTAAAGGATTCAAAATTTATATGCGATAAGTGCAATAAAGATGTCACTATTGAAATCATATACACGTATCAAGCAACAAACAATTAAGTATGCCTATATTCGATTACATTTGCGAAAATTGCAAAACAGAAGCTAAAGACAAGCTTGTACAGTCTTATAAAACAAAAGTTAAGTGTCCTAAATGTGACACATTTATGATAAAAAAAATAAGTAAACCCAATTTAGGAAACATGAATAAATATGGAAGCAGCTATTAACAAACACAAGAGGCTATGCACCTCTTTTATGTCCAACGCTATTATAATGTTGGAAAACATTGAAGACCTTAAAGAGACTCCAATATGGTCTAGAGAGTTGAAGTACTATGGTAATAAGTTTATATCGGAGCTTGAGAAAAAAACACTTCCGGTTGAACGTGCTATGCACAAAAACGAAAAAGAAGTAAAGCTTGTTCAAGAGATTCAAACAATTTACGAAGAGATATTTAAAGACATGTCAAACATAAATGTTGAACAGCTTATAGATCTTAAGTATTTCGTTAAAGACTTAATCTCAGGGAATGTTTTAAAAGTAACGAAAGAACAAGCCAAGAAATTAAAACAGAAAGTTAATACTAAAACAAAATGAATAAAGATAGAAAGTTTCAGATAAGAATAGAGGGTGACGTAATTGTTAAGCTAAAAGAACTAGCAAAACAAAAGAAGGTGTCTGTTGCTAAATTAATACGAAAATCAATTAAGAAGACTTATGACTTATAACGAAGATTATCAGAAAGTAGCAGAGCGACAAGCTATATTTAAAAAAGAGTACTCAACACATAAAATTACTACACACTTACTAGATACGTGTGTCATAGACGGTAAGCATCAGGTTATTATTAAATGTGAAATATTGAACGGGTCAAATAACATTGTAGCAACAGGTATAGCCTCTGAAAGAGAAGGTACTAACAACATCAACAAAACAAGCTGGGTAGAGAATGCCGAGACCTCTGCAATAGGGAGAGCATTCAGAGCATTAGGAATAGGCGACAACGATAACTACGCTTCTAAGGAAGAGGTTAGTAACGCTAAAGAAAAGTTAGGAACTGTTGAGAAGCAAGAAAAAGTTTCCAAAGGAAAATCCCTTACGGAAAAAGCTAAGAAAAACACCAAGAAGGTAGACCTTAGTTTTATTACAGACGATAGAAAAGTAACTGACTTAAAAAAAATAGCCGACGGATTAAAGATGTTTGGCATTACTAGGCTACAACTAACCCCTGCGTTTAAGAGATATGATAAAGAAGGTAAATACAAAGACCTTGCTAATTTTATGGTTACTATGCCTACCGAAGAGCTTAAAACATTTATTACTGAATACGTTGTCAATAATAAAAAATGAGTTATCTAGTAGCCAACCTGCCACAAATACAGTGTTATGTCAGAAGAGAATACCTGTATGATTTTGACGAAGGACATGGAGATTATGAACCATGTTATTGGGTAAGTGTTAAATCCGTATTAGGAAAAGCACTTTACATTGAAGCCTACTTAACTGAGTACGGAGCTTTGTATGACAAGCTCCCAATATCAGCTTTTGTTTGGAAAAAAGATGTTGATGTTGACACATTTGTTCCACTAGATTACTTACAGATATGGGATTGTTTCTCGTATAACATAAGTGTGATAGAAAAAACAATATTAAAGAACATAGATTGCCAAGTGTACATGAAAGACAAGAAGTATCATAAAGGGTATTACCTGTTTACCATTGATAGTTGTCATTCAGAGCCTAATGAATTAAATGTGAGCCTTTCGCAAACACCTAACGAACACAAGTCTTTTAATATTATAAAGATGGATAACGGTCAGTTTGCTGCTCAACCAAATAACAGGGTTTTATTCTATGATCAGTCTTTGACATCAAATAAATTAACTCAGCCAGATTTTAAGGTAAGCACCCATGAGTTCTTTTGTGAGAATGCTCACAAATGGGCTGTAGAAGATGGTTATTTTTATGAGTTTGATAAAAAAGAATAGACAGTGAACTTAAAAGATAAAATCCAAAAAGGTAACGATTACTTAATTAATCAATGTGAATCAAAGCTTAACTCATTAGGAGCGTTAGAGAAAGGAAATTTTACCCCTACAGACCCGAAAGCCTACAATAGATACAAGAAAGAAGCAGAGTTTAGATTAAGATACGTAGAGGCTGTATCAGAACTGCTTAAACAACATATACTACTGTCAGAAGGATTGTTAGAGTTTATTAATAAAATAGATAACGAAGGTAATATAGAAGAAGAAGAGATTAATGGTTTAAGAAAGTTTGCTGAAAAATATAAATAATGATTACTAGAGACAAACTTGAATCCCTCTTAGGTAGAGGGTATAGCATAATACCGCTTAAAAAAAATAAAATACCCAACATAAGTTCTTGGCAGAAATACACCAAAGAACTTTACAAACTAAGTGATAGCATATCTGAATTTCAATCTGTAGGACTTGTAACAGGCGAGATAGCAGGTGTTCAAGTTGTAGATGTAGACGCTAAATACTGGATAGGAGACGGTGACTTTATGGAGCTTTTAGAAGACAGGGTGGAACTTTTCTGTCCTGGTCTTTGGAAAAAGCTTACTATATCAACAACAAAAAACAAGGGCTTTCATCTTTTATATAAAGTAGAGGGAGAGCAAGAAGGAAGCGTTAAGCTTGCTCAAAGAGAACCTACAAAAAAGGAAGCTAAAGAAGGACAAAAAAGGTTAGTGCTTTTAGAAACTAGGTCAGCCAACGCTTATGTTGTTTGTCACCCTTCTGAAGGTTATAAGATAACCCAAGGTAAACTTCTTAATCTAAAGTTAATTACCCAAAAAGAAAGAGATACTCTTTTTGCTTGTTGTAGAACTTTTGATGAGATACTTCCTCCCGTATTTCAAGAGAAGCCACAAGTTGTATACAACAGCGTAGGAATACCACCTTGGGATGCTTATAACGACGATAACCACCATTGGAAAATGGTTATGGAAAGTCATGGATGGGAATTAAAAGAAGTTAGGAATGAAAAAATACCAGTTGTAAGACCAGGAAGTAACTCTCCCACATCAGGCAACTTTTCAATAGCACACAACTTGCTTAGAGTTTTTAGCACATCTTCAATATTTGACAGCACTAGATCATATAGTCCTTTTGGGATATACACAGTACTACAATGCGGAGGAGACCCTAAACAAGCTGCTAGGGAGCTTAGAGACATGGGCTACGGAACTAACCCAGAGTCTAAATATAAAACCAAAGATGAACTTGTTGAGGTTGATAATACTCATGAGTTTATTGTGGGTGATGAAGCCAACTCTTATATACACGATTTTGCCAGTGGTAAGATACCAATGGGATTATCAACAGGATATAAAGACTTAGATATTCATTATAGGTTTAAGGACCAAGCTTTTGATATTATAGGGGGTACGGCAGGTTTAGGTAAAACCACTATTGCTTGTTTTCTTTTTGCTTTGGCTAATGCCCTTCATGGTAAGCGTGTCATCATATACAGCACCGAGAATCCTGCATGGGAACTTAAAGTATTTGTGCTTGAATTTCTGTATGGTGAAAAGGTTAAGGACATACCCAAACAACACATAGACAAAGGATTGAAATATCTTGACAAAAACTTTGCTTTTATAGAAACAGAAGACATGTTAAGTTATTTAGATATTCTTAGTATGGTTGAAAAGATAGAAGCTAAAAAAGGTAAGTTTGATTATCTGTTTATAGACCCTTGGAACGCTTTAACTGTGGATTATACAGAAGTAGACAGAAAACTTAATACATACCAATACACACTTCAAGTGGCTACCAAGCTACAGAAGTGGTGCAAACACAAAAACATGTCCTTGTATATAGGTATGCACTCCAACACAGAGTCAGCAAGAAGAGTTCATCAGTCAGGAGATTTAAAAGGTAATCCTGCTCCGTTAAACGCTGCTGACCTTGCTGACGGTGTAGTATGGGAAAACAAATGCACCCACATGTTATTGGTCCATAGATACAAGTTTGTTGAGGAATTAAGAAACCAAACACAGATAGCTGTTAAAAAAGTAAAGTCAAAACATACAGGTGGTTTAGAAACTCCAATGGACAGCCCTGTACTACTTAACATGGGTAGGGGGAAGTATAGAGATTTTTTTAGTTTTTATGATTCTGAAAATGAAAGCCCTTTGCGAGGATGGTTTAAAAAGACTATCTTAGGAGAAGAGTTTGTCAGTACGAAAGATGAAAGACCAAACTTTGATGATTACGTATTTGAACATCAAGAAACCTCTGAAGCAGAGGATATTAACAATTACAACAAGGGAACGGTTTTTAAAGAAAGTAGACCTTCTGAAGAGCCTCCTTTTTAAATTAGTAAACAATTAAATTTTATATATTATGGGACTAGGAAGAGACAATTCTCCGAAGACTTATTTAAAGCTAAACACTAAAGAAGAAAAACCAGTGTTTAAGGTTTATGAGAAGAGTGCTGAAACAGGAAAGTATCAGCACACAAAAAACGAAACATTTGTTAGTGGTTACTTTAAATCAATTAACTTTCAAGTTAATGAATATAAAGGTGAAACAACAGAAGTTTTTAACCTTACCATTACAGACGATGGTATGGACTATGTTATTGAGTCATCACTAAGTATGGTAGGTAGAGGTATTCTTAATACCCTTTGCTCTTACACTGAGCTAGGGTTAATTAAAATTTCTTTAGCAACAAGATCTAAAGACCGTAAATCATTTCCAACAGCTTATCTAACGATAAACGGAGATGACAGACCTAAGTGGAAACTAAGCGTCGAAGAGCAAATGGATTTGACTAAGGTAACAGAGCTTAGAGATAGAACAGACTATGACCGTTTTGAGCTTCATGAAAAGCTTAAAGAAATGTGTTCTCAATTAAAACCTGCTGAGGACAACATTCTTAACACTGTTAGCCCTGAGTTAAAACAAGCAGCAGAAGAAGTAGATAGTTTTTTAAAATCAAAGCCGTTACAAGCAAAAAAAGAACAGCCCTCCTATGAGGAAGATGACGATTTGCCTTTCTAAATATCACACGTAGCAGTTATAAAGAAGCCTTAATCCAAAACGGGAGTAGGTGAAGCCCGTTTCTTTAATCTAAAATTAATATGTCAACAACATTAGAAATAAATAAAATAGATTTATCGTTAGATAATCTAGGGTGTGAGCTGCCAGAGGAAATCGCACACTTAGGAGAATACGCTAAGTACGCTAAACAAATAAAAGAAGATGTATACGGGTTTTTTATTCCTCAGTTTGTTGAGGGTAAAAGAAATGAAGACTGGTATTCTTTTAGAAAAAACACAATAGGATCATCAGAGATAGCTACGATTATAGACATGGATGAGTATGGCGACCCTGTAAAGCTTTTTAGAAGTAAGATTGATTACGACATACCTCCTTTTGCAACAAAGTTTACTGTAAACGGTTTGCACTTTGAAGAGAAAATATCAGACCTATGGGAGTTCTACGATGGAACTGAAACAGGTTGGGTAGATAACTGGACGCAAGCAAAAAAGATTAGAACTAAAGTTCCTATCCCTTGCTACGCTGTAAACATCAACTATCCGCATTTATCAGCTTCCTTAGACTTCTTTATTCCTGGGGGTCAAGTTTCGCCCTTTACAGGTGAGATAGTTGAGTCAGACGCTTCTTTAGAAATAAAGATGGTTTCTCAGTTCGCAGCAGAAAAGTATGAACTAGGAATACCACACAGGTACGTAGTTCAAACAAACCTCCAAATGATAGTATTGGGTATTACATACTCTGAACTTGCATATCTAGTAGCAGGCGTGGACTTTAACGTATTACCCTTAGACATGGACCTAGAGTTATGCCAAGAAATTATTGTAAAAACTTATGAGTTTTGGAATCGTGTGAACATGGCTAGAGATATATACAACTCTGAGGGTGATGAACTGGAAATAGATAAACAGATTACCCAAATAGAGCCAGAGCCTTCGGGAAACGAAGCTTATATTGAGTTTTACAAAGATAAGTACAAAACATCTTACGAGGACACACTTAGGGCAGGAGAAGACGAAGAATGGGACATTGCGGTTAAGTATAAAAAATGCACAGACAACATAGCATTACTAGAAAAAACAAAAGAAAAGCTTAAACAAAAGATATTAGCCTTCTCAAAATATGATGAAGTTATATCTTTTGGAGACAATGGTAGAATACTTAATAAACGCCCTGAAGGAAAAAGAGCTACTTTTAGAGTGAATATTAAAAATTACAAAGAGGAATAACACCCTCTTTTTCTATACACTTTGGCATGAGTAAAATTTTACATTTAAAAAAAGGAGATGTGTTTACCTATAAAGGAGAGGAGTATAAAGTTTTTAAAATTGATGACACATTTGTTACTTGTAAAAACACCTCTCCTGATGGTTACACATTTTATATACATAAATCAGTAGAGATAAAAGACGAGTATTTTAAATCCAATCCTGACCATAAAAAGAACATGTTTTAATGAGTAGAAAAAAAACAGGAGAATGGGAAATGTTTATGGAGATATGGAAAGAACGAAAACATGTATGTGCCAACTGTGGCAAAAAACTAGGAAACAAGGCTCAACCAATATTTTTTTCTCATATACTAACCAAAGGAAGAACGCCTGAGCTTAGGTTAAACAAAGACAACATAGAACTTCTATGTCCAGAACATCACATGCAATGGGAAACAGGAGACCTTGAAACTAAAAGAAACTTTACTTGGTCCAAAACAAAAAAGAAAATAGTCAAAGAACACAACTACTTGCTTTATTGTAAATTATTTGGTGATGATTAATTCTGATTCATACCCCCGTAAAAGAATGCTATAATTGAAGCTACTATATTACCAAGTATAAACCCTTCTAAAGTATCTACTAAGTGTGTGTTGCCTTCTGGGACAACTATAAAAAAAGAAAATATCATGAAGGTAGCTCCAACAACACTCCAAAAAGCAGCTAAATAATAAATAAAGTTTCTAGCAAGCTTTCCGTTTTGTTTTAATGATTCTTTCTGCATGTCTCTAGCAGACTTCCTGTCTTCCATCATTAACCTCTCATTCTCTACCTCAAACTCTTTAATCTTTAACTGAAACTCTTCTGAAAGAGCTTTACCCTCTTCTGATAAGTCAGTACCCAACACATCTCCAATCTCTTTTATAACACCCTTAAAGTTACCTGTAGCAGCACTAATAGCTAATTGACCTACATCTTTTCCTTTAGTGGCTAAAAACCCTTTAGCTTTCTTTAAAAATCCAGTAAACTTTTTCATAACTTTGGTTTTATTATTTCAACATGAGGAGCGTCTAAAAACGATTGGTCAAACTTCAATACACCGTCCATATCCCAATTAACCCCTGTTCTTATTACGTGAGATATAATACCCCTTGAGTGTAAATCTTTTCCGCACTGTTCTATTACAGTAGATATATATACTAAATGTGTCATGTCGTAGCTTAAGTTTTTACCATTGTGAAAAGCATACGCACAAAAATCTACAGCTCTAGAATAATGATATAAAGGGTGTTCATCAATGGTTATGTGTTTGGCGTACTTACACAACTCTTCCTCAGAAAAATATTTATCAGGATTAATTTTACTTAAGCCATCTTTAAAATATCTCCTTTGAGTTGAAACGTCTCTAGATCCCTCTACTAATACAATATCTACAGAGGTCCTCTGTATTGCTAAGTTCATTATTAGTTGTAAATCAGGGTGAAGCGTTTCTAAAACACCTTTACTTCTTTTACTCCAATCATATTTCATTTGAGTAGGTTATTTTTTTTTATTATAAAACTTATAAATAAATTGACCTATTGTGATTGATGAAGTAATTATAGAAAGAAAAGTTAATACTAAAACAGATACTTTGCTTGTTACGTCTATACCTGATTCTGCTGCCGGAGTAACTATTATTTTTAAAAAATCTAGTGAAGGAATACTATCTTTAATAGTTTCTACGTTTTGACTTAAACAACCCCAACCAAAAAAAGTAAAAATAGTATTTATAAAAATACCAAAATTAGTGTTATCCATTACATCCGTATTTCTCATAAAGATAGAAAAATAAAATCTTTTACTTTTTACAACGAAATACACAACCCAAAGTTTAATCTAATCTTCAGAATGTTTATTTTCATCCATAAAAAGCTTATCTAATATTCCCAAAGCTTTATTATATGACAAAACTTCTGGTCTAGAAAAAGCACCTCTTTGAGTGGCATTGTCTAATAGTTTTATTATATGAATGTAAGCTTTATTTTCTTCGGTTAGTTCTTCCATTTTTATTATACTTTAACTTGTTTTAACAGCCTATATAATTTTATAAGGTTGTCTGTGGAAGTTCCTGGTTTTTTTTCAATAATCCTATTTTTTATTCTTAAAATAAAACCACCTATTCTAACCCCTAAGTAATTACGTTTAGCCTTATCTTTTAATATTTTTTGTAGTTTGTAAAAAACGTAATCATCATATTTATTTCCTCCATAAACCCTGTAACCCCAATCATGTAAAAACACATCTAAACTAGGGTGGGTTTTATCCTCAATAAAAGTAGCACCATCGTAACCTTTTTCTCTCCAAAATTTACTTTGCCAAGCTTCTTCAAAAACTGACATCACATAGTTAAGATTGTGTTTTTTAATCTGCCTTATTAAAGCAGTTCTTATTTCTTCTTCCGTAAAATAAGGGTATATATTTCCAAAATACATATTTACACCATTTTGCTGTTACAAAGCTCTCTAAAAGAATCAAAAACAGCTTTATCAGACTCATCCAAAGTATCATAATCTATCAACACTTGCTTATCACCTTCCTCATCATTGTTATACTGTATAACAATTCTTGGAGGTATTGAAAAATACTCAGTTTGAATTATCCCCTGTTTTAAAATATTAGCCATAATTTTAAATTAAAATATTATTATATGAATCTGGTGTATTACTCATCTGATTTGAATTTACATCATTTATATCAGTTGTCATGCCGTGAAATTTACATGCCGCTATCTTTGTTTCATAACCAGCTAAAGTGTTTTTAAAACCATTAGCTGATGCATTTTCGCACTGGAAAGTACAACCACTTAATATAGTAGGGTCTGACGATCCTGTAACATTTCCAGTAGTTAAGCCGTGTCCATTAGCGTTATCATATTGTGATATGAATGAACTATCAAACATCTGTACAGAGCCATTTGCAAAAGCTCCATTAGCTCCCTCACTTATAAAAGTACAATTATATATTCTAGGTTTTTTATGAGTAGTTCCCACTGTAACAGAAGTTATTAATGCACCAGCTAAACTAGCACTATGAGCATCACAATTTCTTACCTCTGCAAATCCATCTATATAGAATCCATAATTACTACTTGAAAACCCTGTTGTATTTTTACATTTTGTATAAACAGTACTGCTATCACCTCCAACTCTTATACCATAATTAGACTCACTTTTACCTGTGCAATTACTTAAAGTATTATTACCTCCTGATGCTCTTATGCCTATGTTGCTTATGCTTTCACCAACACAATTAAGCAATATTCCAGCACCAACATAAAAAGCCATACCGCTATTAGCATAAGATGTACAATTTATTAAAGTAGTACTATTAACACCAACATGACCAGAACTAGTGCCTATGAAAGTACTTCCTATCATTTTTGTTGACGGTCCAGCGGTAAGAGTACTATAACTCCCTCCATTACCTATAAAAGTACCTCCTTCTACTAAAGCTCCTTTTATGTATAAACAAGTGCTTATAGTGTTTTCAAAAGTCACTCCTTTTAAATATAAATTACTACTAGTCGCTGGGTTAGCATCTAAAGTAACATTACTTGTTACTCCGTTAGTACCTCCGCTTCTCTTAAAATAACCGTTATAAATTGTTACAGTAGCACTGCTAGGTAAAGTAACCATATTAACATCAGTAGAACCTGTATTTTCATATTTATAACCGTTCATATTAATGTTAACACCATCAATTAATGTTAATGTAGTGGTTGAGCTTACCGTTACATTTGTAAACATCTCAACAGTATCACCACTACTAGCGGCATTTAAAGCTGTTTGAAAATCAGAATAATATGTATAAGCACCTGAACTGTCTGGAATACCAAATTTACCAGAACTAGAGCCACCAGCCAAAGCATCAATAGCTTGTTTAACTCTTTGGGGAGTCCATCTTTTAATGTCTGTTAGAGTTCCTGCTTCCGCTTCTGCTTGAGTTACTTCTGCAACTTGATTATTATAAGCTGTTTCAATTTCAGAATCAGTAGGGTTAACCTCTGCTCCATTCTCAACATTTATAATAGTCCTTACTTGACCTGCTGTTAAATCTTCTGGGTTTCCAGACCCAGCACTAACTTTACCTTTGATTGTTTGAGAAGCAACGTCTGCAAGCTTGGCATTTGTTACAGCATCGTCTGCTATTGTTAAAGCTGTTGCTCCCGTAACATCTCCTGTGTGGGTAGCATTAGTTACCTTAGCATTGTTTGCTGTAATGTCTGTCTCCATTTGGTCCAAGTCTACAGCTTGAGTAACACTTATATGACCTAGTTTAGTAGATTGAGCAGCACTTAAATGTATTGCACTATCTGCTATATGAGTGTCTATTTGAGCATGAGTATTTGTTCCTACGTCTGTTAGACCCGTGTGGCTAATACTATTGGTGACATAAGACATAGAACCATTAACATCTATCGTGGCTATACCACCTAATGTTTTTGCTTTTCCAACTGAATCACTTTGTCCAACTATTATTTTTCCAGTAGACATAGCTGGTAAACCTGAAGCTCCTTGCGATATTAACTCATCGGGTGTGTAACCTTGAAGAGTGTCAGAGTCTAACCCAGAGCCTGCACCATCAACAGTTTTTAAATCTGATAGAAGATCTTGGTTGGACCTAGATACTAATTCCCACTTTTCAGTGTCATAGTTGTAAGACTTAAGCCTATCATAAAAACCTCCCGTTAAACTTTTATCCAACCAAAAAACATCTCTATTAGTTGGTTCTTCCGTTCCTCTTGCTATTGCTATAGCATCTATTAGTTCAATTTTTTGATTTGGCATTTTATAAATTTAATTTAAAAGTAAACTAAAAAAGTCACCCCCACTTGTATCTACTGAACTTGATAATCCTTTTATCTCTGTTCTATCTAATGACACACTTCCACTGGAGGAAGTTGACCTTAGACTTATTGTGCCTGCACTATGTCCTGCATCAGCACTAATTGCACCCGTTGCCACCTGTCTATTAGTGTTGTGAGTTACAAAAGTTCTATTAGTTCCTTGTGGTATTTGCTGAGTAAGTATAGCGTTAATACTACATGATGTGATCATAATTAATGAATCATCCTCAACTGTTAAAGTTTTAGTGTTAGGGCTTGTTGAAGCTCCACTTCTAGAACTAGCACCTACTCCTCCACAATCCGTAAAGCTTCTTATATGAATACTAATAGGATTCCATTGAGAACCGCTAAAACTAACAACTATATTGTTGTTTCCGGTTGGTGGGTTTTCTAAATAAAAAAAAGCCATCCTTTGAGCTAAACCGCTTCTGTTAATTTGATACAACTCAGTCATAGCTTGCCCTCCGTAAGTACACCCTGAGTAAGTTCTACTGTTGCTCATGGTAAATTGAGCAATAATTAAACCATTACTACCGGTGTTGTGGGTGTGAGCCTGAGTCTTAGAGCTAGCTCCTGGAGTAGGATTTGCACTAGTGGTATTTCCTTTAGTTGGTACTGCCATTATAATTGACTTATATCAGTAATTTCAGTTAAACTTGATTCTTCAACAATCTCTACTTGAGTTCTAGCTTCGTTAACAGAATCAATACCGTTAAAAAAAGTACTAATTGACACCTCCCCTAACTCTAACTTGGTTCTGTTTTCTCCTAGAAATTTACCTAGTGTAGAATCATAATCTTCGTTAATTTGATTAATAATATTAACATCTTGAGTGTGTCCTACATCAGTGTACTTTAAGTTATCAGTACCCTCTAATTCTATTTTACTAATAATTGTAATCATAATTAAGCTTCTGTTTTAACTGCTATAGCATCCCATTTAGTATCTGTAGAGTTATATATAAACCCTAAATAAGTTATCTTACTTGCTACTGTTGTGGTTGGCAAAGTTGTTCCTATCGCCCTAAAAATGGCGTTAAATGTAATACCTCTTGCACTTCCGTCATCTTTAATTCTAACAATTAGCTTTTGACCCTCAACAGGTGAACCCGTTGGAGCTGCTATTACTAGTGCTTCTGCTTGAGCTGTTAACACCGCAAACTCTGTTGTGTCTGAATCTACAGTCAAAGTAGCTGACGAAGCAGTAGATGTACTTATAGGATTAACAATCGCTTTCCTTTTAATGCTTTTTTTGTTTCCGCTATCAGCACTATCCTCAATAATAAACTCATCGGCATTTGCAACTGTTGTTTTTTCTGTTATTGCTGTGATCTCATTAGCAGCGTTAACATGAACAGCATTTGCATCACTAGTAGCCGGTAAATTTCCAATAGTAATTTTCTTCTTATTATTACTGTCAGCAGCATCCTCTATTAATAGAATATCGCTAGAGGTTGGAGTTCCTTTTGCGGATACACCATCTATCTCACCTGCTACATTAACGTGTACTGCATCTGAGTCAGTGCTTCCACCGCCACCGCCACCGCCAGCGTCAGACTCTCTTAGTTTTCCTAATACGTAATCATACTTAATTGCCATAATCTATTTTTTTTAAGAGTAACTTAAAGATGTTCTATTGTCCCAAACATTGTCAAAAAGCTTATTGCCGTCTGCATAAGTTATTGTAGTAACAGTACCTGCAACAACAGTCTTTTTAATCCTCCATTTAGCATCAGCATTAGCAGTACCTAAATCAGCGTATCCTATATAACTTGTTCCTGACGGGTTATTTGTATCTACTCTTAATGCTTCTGGCTCATTGTTTATTGTAACAACAGCAGGAATTATTCTTAAGTCAGCTACTAACTTTACTGTTAAAGATGTTCTTATAGTACCTCCTGTTACTCCTGGGTCTGTTAATGCTACTTCAGTGTTCTCTACGACTTTTATATTAATCGTGTGACCTACAACAACTGCTGACTCTATATTAGCGTTAGAAGCAATAGCTGTAGCAAAAGCAGCAATAGTAGTTGCCGTATCCGTTGAGAAAGAAGTTGAAATAGTACTAGACCCCACTTTGACCGTTAAACCATTGGAGTAAGTGTCTAAGTCTATATTATTAGGAGTAGCATTTCCCTCTTGTCTTAGAATTAATTGATACACTTGCTGACCGAACCTATAACCCGAATCTACAATTACGTTATTAATATCTCTCATTCCACTCGCATCATCTGATTTAGGAGCTTGATATTGTTTACTTTGAATCATCTTAATTATTTTTTATAAATATAGTTAATTTTTATTTTTGAGTTTTTAGTCTTTCTTTCTCTTCCTCTGACTCCTTTTTTATTTGTTTTTCTTTGTTTTTAATACCTCTATCTGTAAGAATCTTTAAGTCTCCAATTTGCATATACAACGCTGCAAGGTTCAAGAGAGACATTTTCTTACCGTCATCACCCAACCCAACAAGGACTTCCTCGCCCTCTCTACCATCATAAAAAGGTATATATTCTTCACCCGAAAGTATTTGTAAGTTTTTAATTGTTTCTTCTCCATAAGACAATAAAATACCATAAGCTCCAGGGGTATTATATTTATCATAAAACACCTTGTTTTCCCACTCATTAAAAGGTTGTAACTTGTCTCTTTCGGAGTACATACCACGTTTTTTCATCTCTTCCTCTTCTTCTTTTAACTCCTCGTATTCTTCTCTGGCTTTTGTTATATAAATGGTATTTAGTAATTTTTTACCCTCTAAAGTTAAATCATCTGGAAGAAAGCCAACACCTAAGTCTAAAGAGGCTTTTAATAAAGCATCAGTACTATTTTCTTCTAAAGACTCTTTATCAAAAACTTCTTTATCTTCATCTGGATCATCCACATCAAATAAAGCCTCTGCTGCCTCATCTAATAAGGGGTTTACAAAAGAAGATTTAATCATTTCAAACGCCCACATAGAAGCTAAAGCACCTAATAAACCTGCTGATGATGCTTTAACAGCTTGCTGTCTTTGTTTGGCAGTCATTTTTCCTTTACCGCCTGCACCGTAAGCTATGTTTCTAGCATCTAGAAATGCGTTATAAGATTGGTTAATGGCAAAACTTTTAAATAAGAAAAACAACTTCTTAACCTTTGAACCTATATTTTTATCTTCAATCCATTCTTCTGGTGCTGTACTAACATCTGATTTGTTGTTTACCCAATCCGACTCTACGTTAGCTTTCTCTGCTGCTGCTGTGTTCGGATTTTTAGACTCTTCCTCTATATCAAAAGACCAGTCTTTATTTCCCTTTTCTTGTTTTGCTCTCTCTGCCATATAGAAAGAAAGCCAAGAACCTTGACTAGCTAATTTATCTGAGAAAGCTAAAGCACCACCTCCTATTTTAGATAAAAACTTCTTATTTATTTTACTTAGCGTTTCCCCCCTCATCAACTTACCTTGAATGTATTCAGCTAATGATTTTGTTTTTGCTAAACTCTCGTCTCCTTCTAGCACCCTTAGAGATGTGTTTGACGCTTTTGCTAATAAGGTATCAACAAACTGTCTGTTTTTTCCCATAGAAAGAGTTGCTAAACTAAAGCCTTGAGCAAAATATACAGGGTTTTTTATTGCTGTATTTAAAATAATAGGAGCTAACTGTTTAGCTAACTGAGTGGTGTTTCTTAGTTTTAAAGCAATAGAGTTATTAATCATATTTTCACCAAATTTTTTAATCTGATTTAAAAGAGCTATATCCCTTACATAAGTGTAACTCCTTTTATTTATTAATGTTTTAACTCTTTGTTGTAAAAACCCATACTGATCACCTAGATCTTGACCCTCTCTTATATATAATTTTTTTACAGGCTTAGATTTAACAACATTAATTAAAACTTGTTTATCAAAAAGTGAATTAATGTCATTTGATATCTGACCATAACCAGCCTCTGTAGTTCCTAACACATCAAAATTATAAGAAACATTTCCTGTTGTATCTACTTTTGTTCTTTGAATAGTTCTACCAGAAGGGTCTGCCGACATACCTGTAGATGAAAAATCATTATCAAGATCTACATTATCTTTTGCACCTAAGTTTTTAGCAAAAGTAGGTAGGTAGTTTTTTACAAAAGTAATTTCTTCTCCTTTAGTATTTAGATAAGATTCTGCTAAAGGCTCTTTCAACTGCTCAAATTCGTCTTTTAAGAAGTTTAAAAACTCCTTTTCGTTAGGTGTTAAAAGATTTTCTAAATTACTTTCTCCTGTTGCAGGGTCTACCTTAGTTTCTATACTTTCTAAATTTAAGTCTTTTACTATTTTTTCTAATAATTCAGCCTTTCTTGTTTCTTTAGTTTTAGTTATCCCAAAGCTCCTACCTTCTGTCTTACCAACTTCTTTTAGCCTTTTTATCTGATTCTTTAAAGATTTAATTTTATCTTTTAAATTTTTGTTAGACTCCTCTACAGTTAACCCTTCGTCTTCTTGTGTTAACCAAGATATAACTCCAATTTTATTAGACTGTTTTTCTTTTATCTTTAGCTCATCTCTTTTTTTTGCTCTTCTTTTTAGGAATGCTTCTGTTTCTTGTTGAGATTTATTCCAGCTTTTGTTAAAATCTCCAAAAAGAATAGACGCAAAATCTTTAGCAGCTCTTTCTGATATTGTAGCTGCTTTAGCGTAAGCTGATAAGTTTCCAACTTTCTTAGAAAAGAACTCACTATTAAATAATCCAGCATCAAGCATATTGTTTAGTTTAATCCTGAATATTTCTGCTTTTTTAATTGACTTTAGAGCTGTTGCAATCTTATTAACACCTGCCGTTGAATTAAAAGTAAAAACCTCATCTATTGCAGAATGTAAA